TGTCGAACTAATAGTTCAAACAAAATTCCTGTATTTTTTACTTTCGAATGTTTAGCCATGTGTGCACCCTTCTACTTATACTTTATCTCTTATATAAATATATCTAATTACTCCTTTGTATCTTCTTCTGACAATAGATTGTTCTCATCCAGCATAGATTTTTCATTTAGTGCAACTTTTTTATCGTTTTTCAACATATTTACAACTTCTTTAGCTGCGAGCTTTATGCTTCTATCTCTATTCCTTACATCTCTTGTTCTTGTTTCATTTCCTAGAGGATCTCTACCTCTTGGAGCTCTTTGAGTACCATAATCTACATCTTCTTCAGGTCTTCCAACATCACTATCATCTTTACCGCCTCTAGTTTTTCTAGTATCTCCAGATGAAGATAGTGTAGCTCTATTTTTCTTTTTTATTTTTTCAGATATTTCTTGTTCCTTTGCAGGGTCTTTACCTTCTTGCTGAATCATATCTTGTCTGTAGACTTGTATAATATCTTCAATAACTTTTTCTCTTTCAAGTTCTACCTCTTCTTTGGTCATCTTCCATATATTTTCATATACCCAATCTTCAGATAACATTTTGTTATTCTTTATAGAATCTGCAAGAGAAACTTTTTTATCAAATACATCTAATTTTTCTTGTTCAGCTATAGTTGATGGGTTTGTAAGAGTTAAATTAAAGTCTACTAAGTCTGCATCTGTATATCCTTGTGAATATAAATGTACAATAGCTATTTTTGTTAATTCTGAAACAAATATTCTTTGAATTCTTTCTATTGTTCTTGCAAACCTTACATCTTCTGCGGCTAGAGTTGCTTTACCTTCTACATTCTCATCATAACCTAAAAATGCTTTTGGTACTCTAAGACCTGCCATCATTCTATTTCTTAAATATTCAACATCTTCAACACCTGTCCATTCTAATCCACCTATATCTTCAATAGAAGTATTAGAGTTTCCTCCTCTTACAGGTAAATAAAAGTCTTCAATCATATTTTGTATGTTGAATTTCATATTATATTCACCAGTATTTTTATCTAAATAAGGCACTTTTTTCATTTTATTTATTACCTTCTGCATGTAAGCATCTACCTCTGCTGGTGGAATATCTATCTTAAAAGCTCTTTTTTGTGGTGCACGCATAATTCTATGAATCATCATTGCATCTTCCATAAGAGTTAATTGTTTCCAAGTTTTTCTTGGTTGTTCTATCATTGACTTTCCGTATGGTAAAAAGTTTGTGTCTTGTAATAGTCTAAAATGTGCAACTTCATAATTTTCAAATACTTTATTTCCATTCTTAGTTTTACCATAAGAACCAACTACTCCTCCGTAAGTCTCATCATATACAAATTCAACTGAATCAGGTCTTTCTGGATCTATACCTTCTTGTCTAGTCACTGCGTATGGAGAAAGTGGTTGAACATTTACAACTCCTAACTTTTCAACAATGTGCATTTGTAAATAAAAGTCACCATATTTACACATCATTCTAATCCAAGGATATAAATTAAACTCAACATTTAACACATCGTAAAAAAGATTATGTAATATTTGTTGTATTTCTTTCTTACCACTTTTAATTTCTAATATATCACCAAACTCATTTTTAAGAGTAGATTCATCTGCATAAATATCTAGAGCTGCTGAAATTATAGAATCATTATCCATAGCTTCATAATCTTTAAATAATTCATTTCTAAGCTGATTGAATCCGTTACTAGGGTCATAAACACCTTTACCACCTGGAGTAGAATGAAGTCTATTATATCTATCAATCAACATGTTTGTTTCTAAATTACCAGTTGATTGTGCTCTTGCTGGGTCTATTACTTTTAATTTATTATCACCAACTCTTCTAACTACAGCTGATTGTCCTAAAATCTTTTTTAATCTTCCAAATAATGTTTTGTCTGCCATTTTATTTTCCCTATTTAATTAACCACGTCAAATCTTCTCCACCGCCTGGAGTATCCCATTTCCAATCTTTATGTTCTGTTTGAGTGTACATACCATCACTTCTATGAATATTTTCTATAGCATTCTTACTCAAATTTATACCATCATTTCTAAGCTTGAGAGCAGTATCTCTAACCCAAAGTCCTATACCTAACGCCATTACTAAGTCGTCATTATATCCTTTTTGAGCTTCTGCTCTATGTCCTTTCCAGATAAAAACAGCCAATTCGTCGAGTAGTCTTGTTGACCTGACGATTAGCGATCTTTCTCTAAAATAAATATCAAGTTTCGAAATTAAAAGTGGCCTGGTTTTACTAGATGTTGTAAATCCTGGAGTCATTTGACTTTTATCTTTCAAATCATAACCTTTTTGTATTTGTGTTGTTGCGTCTGTAACGCCGTCTTGTTTATATGTATAATATAAGTTTTTATACTGTCTATCTATTGCACTTTGAATTGCACCAAATCCTACACTTGCATTTTCTATTACTAATAAAGCTTCATTATATTCTGTAGAAACTGTTACTAGCATATTACCAAAGTCTTTTGGAGTTAATTGACCTCTAAATTCTGCAACCTGTGTAACGTTGTCTATATCTAAAACATGAAAAGTAGAAAAATCTGTTCCGTCTCCTCTAGCTACATCTGCTATTACCATATAGTCTTTAGAATAATCTGGATATTCCCAAACCCAATATTCTCCATCTCTACCACGTCTTTCAACAGGTTCTTGCATATAGGTATCTTTATACCATTGAACTGTTTGTCCTTCAATTACAGTATTACCAGAAGATACAAAGTCACAATCACATTCTTGTGCAGCCATTTTTGCACCAAGCAATTGTTCTTGTTCATTTCTCCATAGCTGGTCTCGTTCTGGGTGCAAACTCCAATGTAGTCTAATCGTATTAAATTTATTTCTACCTTCTTCAGCTGCTACCCATGTTTTATGAAAGAAATTACCTGTACCATTAGGTGTAGAAAGAATTATGGCTTTACCACCTGTTGCAAGTGTTTGTTGTGCAGATGCCCATATTTCATCAATTTTATCAATAAATGCGGCTTCATCTATTACTAATAATGATAATGCCTCAGATCTACCTGCATCACCTGAACTAGATACTGCTTTGATTTGTGAACCATTCTTAAATCTTAGTGAAAGTTTATTATCTTCAACTGTAGTACCTTTTAGCCAGCTTGGCAAATAGTTATGCATTTCTCTAACTTTAGTTACTAAGTTTTTTGCAACTTCTTGCTTTGTTGCAATTACAAGTACATTCTTATCTTCTTGAAACAACATTAGCCATAAAGAATATCCTGCAGATAGTGTAGAAATACCTAACTGTCTAGACTTCAATATAATATTATAGTCATGGTCTGATAGTTTTTCTAAACTGTTTTCTTGGAAAGGGTATAATTTGAAAGGTATTCTACCCCTAGTTGGATGTTGAATCTGACAGTACTTTTTCATGAAGTGCACGGGATCAGACGCACACTTTGCATATTCTTGTTTGATTATTTGCTTAAGAGATTGTTTCTGTCTCATATATATAAATATATATTTACAACAACAAAAAACTAAAAAATGCTATTTCTTTCTACCCTTTTCGAAACTTCTACCACCGAAATATGCACCAATTGTAGTCATTAGAACTAATTGTAAAAGATCTGTCCACTTATCTTCAACTTTAAATGCAATTGTTCCTGCATCTATAAATATCATAAGAACCGTGCATACAACTAAAAATATTAAAATCATTGGCCTTACATTTTTTGATAACCATGAATCTGAATTCATATCAGCTTTCCAACGATCGCTAATATTTTTCTCCATCTCTATTTCATAAGTTGCAATAAGTTGTTTAATTTTTTGTGCAGCTTCTAGTTTTTCTTCTTTTGATGTGTGTAGGTCATCTATAACTCCACCTACCCCTTTTACTAGGTCAGCGGCTCCTCCTGAAAATAGGTTTGATAATATTCCCATAACAATTTCTCCTTAATTAGTATTCAAATGGAGGTGTACCGTAATCTTTTTGTTGTATTCCATACCAAGTTCTACCAACTTGATAATACCACCAACCATATTTATTGTCTTCTATAATCTTAAATTTTCCCTTTGGTAGAGGGGAAGGTTTTTTAGGTGCTCTTGCAATATACTTTAATACTGGCACTCCATCATCCCATGTTCTGTCTGTTTTTCTAGCCTGTACAGATTTTCTATTTTCTGTATTGTGCGCCATTTCTATTTTAGATCCAGGTATATCTGCTTTGAAACTCTTAAAAACATCTTCAGTTATTATGTTTTCATCTAAGTCTACTGGTTCAGCCTTTATAGCTGAGTTAAAATCCGATTCAGCCTTCTGTACAACCTTGTGCATTTTAATAATATCTTGTTTAAGTTTTTCTTTCTTTTTTGGATTCTTTTCGGCAACAAACTTTTTTCTTAATTGTTGTTGTGCAAGCTGAACTTTTTGTAATTCTTCTACGGCCTTTCTAAATTTACGCGTCATAGAAACTTCTAACATAT